CTTTATTAATAAGCCTTTAACTTCCCATCGGCTAGAAGTCCCACTTATGGCATAACCCCCATAGAAATTATCCATGGCCATACCCCCCCAATTGAATAATACCCTTAACCTATAACCCCTATAGCGATTACAGACAACTTTAGCCTTATTTACGTTTAAGATTAAATTTAATTAGTTAATAGGCTATAAAATAGTATAATATAGCATTATGACAATAATAACCCATTACTATAATTCAATTGTAGATGAAGCATTAAGCAGTAAAGAAGACCCATTTACATTTAAAGGTATGGGTTCTATATTAGAACCCGGTAAAAGGGTACGGGTTTACTACATAGAGAAAGATGAATCAGGTAATCTGTTTAGAGATAGAAGTGAACATCACTCAAAGCAGGACAGTGGGGTTGTTATAACACAGCCCTGGGTAGGAAAACCTCCTAGTGAAGGGTTTTTAAATAAAGTCAATGGTTGGGAGTGGTGGTTAGCTGACGACAGTGTACTACCCTACTATGTTCACCCAGATGATGTGATGGAATGAGTAAGTCTTATATTTATAAGAAAGTAAGAGAAAGCTATTGGCATGAGTTGGGTGGTCCTCCTCCCTTTTATGAGTTAGACAATTTTGCTGGCTACGGGGTTTTGTTGGGGGTTAGTGGAAATTTAACTTATAACGAACTCATTACTGTTTTAGATTCTATGCTTATTGAGGCAAATAAACTTGTACCCCATCTAAAAATGGGGATGAAAGTTGATTATGATAGAAATAATAATAGGACAATGATTACGTGTTCACTTAAGTGGTTGTTATGGTAGTGAGGAACATTGGGAAGCTGGGGAGGTCAAAGATTAATATGCCAGAAAATGAAGAAGCTATTCCTGAGCATTTACATCATCTATCAGAAGAGGCCATTAAAGATACTACAGACCCCTTTACTCCTATGCCTGGGACAATAACGGGTATAACTTTAACCACAGGGGGTAGTGGGTACTCCTCAAATTTGGCAGCTTATTATTATTCAATGCAGGGCCTACACATAGGATCTCCCTGGAGTGCATCTAGTAATAATGGGGTAGTATGGCAAATACAACCGGCCAATACAGCTAGTGGTCAAGGTATGTACCAACAAGGTATAGAAGGCACAAGCCAAGCACAAGCCTTAGCCAATGCCCAATTACAACAATACCAGGCCCAGTATGAAGCAAATAAACAGAGGGAAGCCTTCGAGAAAGAAGTTTATGAGAAAGCTTTATCCCAACCAAGAACACAAACAGGCCCACCAACGCTAGATGAAGTGGCTAAAGAAGAAGGTTGGGGCTATGTGCCTAGTCAAACAGGGCTAATTAATAACCGGAAAGTATCGCAGGCTCCTGAGCCGATTACACCAATTAAACAGGACCCCCTTGATTTACGCTATGCTATTGTTCGGCCTAATTTAGCTTGTAAGATATCTTCTACGGAGGAACTTTCAACGCCAATAACATTTCAACAAACATTGAAAGATAGCCCCAAGTTTACCCATAGGGTTTTAAATGACGAGAAATCTTTATTTTATAAAGCCTGGGAATGGTTTACTAATACTGAAGTGTTTAAGTTGGTCAAAGGGATTGTTACCCTGTTATTTTTAAAGGAGGGTAAAAATGGCAAACCAACTAGTAACACCCAGTTTGATGGCCCAGGAAATGACAAGGATACTCCAGTCCAATCTGCTATTAAATAAAAGTATTCAATGGCAGTGGGAGGAAACCCCTGAGCAAAAATCACAGCAAATGCTCAAAGAAGTAGATCAGATTATTAAAGATCTTGAAAATAAATAGTTTACAAAAAACCTAGTCAGTGATAGTATTCCTTTATCTACTAAAAGATGAGGGGATACTATGGAAGGCAATACAACTGAGTTTAAAGAACCCAATAACCTACAAGAAGAAATCCCCCAATTAGTATCTATAGATAATCCCCCTGTTTCACGTGAAACAATTCAAGAAAAACCCAAGCGTAGTTGGATACCAAACCCCAAGGGCAATCCCACACTAAATAATTATGATCGTGCTACAAAGAAACCCCATATACTAACTCAATGCGATTTATCTCCTATGCAGCAACGATTCTGTGATGAGTACCTTGCCGATGATAAACGCAATCAAACACAGGCAGCTATTCGTGCTGGATACTCGGTAAAGACAGCTCAAGTCCAAGCTAGTTGTTTAATTAATGAACCTAAAGTCCTAGCATATTTAAAATGGAAGTTAAGCAAGATTCAGAGTAAGTTAAATATAAATGCGGAACAAGTCTTACAAAGTATTTTAGAAATAGGTGAGCGCTGTAAGCAGGCTGTCCCTGTGCTAGATGATAATGGGAATGAAACAGGAGTTTACAGGTTTGATGCTCAGGGGGCATTAAGGGCCTATGAGTTATTGGGCAAGAATTTAGAATTGTTTACTGACAAGGTTAAGCAGACTGGGGAAGTGGCACTTAATATTGTGGTGAATAATCCTGATGTTGGCAAGATGGAGAAAAAGGTATGAACCAAGTTCTTACTAAGGATATAGCTATTCCTTATAAGTTTACTCCTCGGGATTATCAATTAGGTATGCTCACCCAAGTCCCCAAATACTACAGCCGTGGTGCTTTCCTTTGGCATCGTCGTGCGGGTAAGGATAAAGCTGCATGGAACAAAGTTATAATGGAAGCCATACAGCATCGGGCAATTTATTATTATTTCTTTCCAACGTACAGGCAGGGGCGTAAAGCTATATGGGAAGCTATTGATCCAAATACAGGGGTTAGATTTTTAGATCATATCCCACCAGAGTTTATAACAAATAAGAACGATACAGAAATGAAAGTCACTTTAGTTAATGGGTCAATCATTCGTATAGTGGGTACTGAAGATATTGATAGTGTGGTAGGTACTGCCCCTTATGGCTGTATTTTTAGCGAGTACGCCCTTCAAGACCCCAAGGCATGGAATATGATTCGTCCCATATTGGCAGAGAACAAAGGGTGGGCTTTGTTTGTGAGTACACCCCGTGGGCGTAATCACTTCTACAATCTTTTTCGTATGGCGCAGGCTTCCCCTGATTGGTATACGGAAGTGTTAACCATTAATGACACTAAGCGAGAAGATGGAACCCCCGTAATAACCCCCGATGATTTAAATAGAGAACGTGCAGAGGGGATGTTTGAAGAACTCATACAGCAAGAATACTTTGTTAGCTTTTCTGGGTATATTCAGGGTTCCTACTATTCCACTCAAATAGAAACGGCCCGTAATGAAAAAAGGATATGTGACTTGCCCTATATACCGGGGCATGAAGTACACACAGCTTGGGATATTGGATATGATGATAGCACAGCTATTTGGTTCTTTCAGGTTATTAATCAGCAAGTTCGGTTTATAGATTATTATGAAAATTGTATGCAAGATTTATCTCATTATGCGAAGGTACTTAAAGAACGCAATAATGGGGCTTACGTTTATGGGGACCACTACTTACCCCATGATGTGGCCGTGCATGATATACAGACAGGGTTGACCAGGAAAGAGTTTTTAGAGAACTTGGGGATACGCCCAATAACCCCTGTACCTAAAGCAAGAAATTTAGATGCCGTGCTAAGTGGTATTGAGGGGGCTAGGGCAATATTACCCACTTGTTGGTTTGATAAGACTCGGTGTGCTTTGGGTTTAACTGCTTTAGAAGCATACCATGCTGAGTATGATGAGGAAAAGAAAGTATTAAGCAATAGGCCAACACATGATTCTAGTAGTCATGCGAGTGATAGTTTTAGGACTTTTGTTGTTGGCTTTACTCCAAAGAAAAAACGTAGAAGTGTAACATCTATGATGGATGAACGTATTCGTTAGGGAGGGTGTATGTCAAATATGGATTTTGATGAAATAATTTACTTGTTAGAGGAACATATGGATGATTTTGATTTGGAGCCCACTGATGTAACAAGGGCTATTGCTATACTTAGTGCTGTGCAACAAACTAATTTAGATTTTGTCGATATAATGGAGGTCATACCCAACTTAAGTGTTGAGGGCCCGGTGGGACATGCCTAATTATCACGAACGATTTGAGCGTATGGAACGTATAACAGCTATCAATGTAGAAATGTTTTCAGATGAGGAACGCCCTGATATTATAGCTACTGAAATAGGTGAGTGTGACGATGAAGTTGTAGAGGAAGAAGAGGAAGAAGATGAGTGAAACACTTAGCGAAGATAAGCGGACAGATAAAGAAAAGGTTGCTGAAGACAAGTTTTTAAAGCAGGCTATGGAACGACTTGATAAAGCTATTCGTAATGATTCACACAACCGCGTGTTGGCTCTTGAAGATTTACGTTTCTTAAATGGGGACCAATGGGACCAAGGTGAAAAGCAACGCCGTAAGACTCGTGGTCGGCCTACTTTGCAAATAAATGTTTTGCCCAAGTATAGTAAGCAGGTTTGCGGTGAGATGCGAAAGAATAAAGTTCACATTAAAGTACACCCTGTAGATTCAAAGGCAGACATTCAATTAGCTAGAATACGTGAGGGAATTATTTATAATGTGGAATACCTATCAAATGCAGAAGCTATATATGACCACGCAGGTAAGATGTTGGTTGATTGTGGTTATGGGGCTTGGCGGGTTTGTACTAGGTATATTGAAGATGATGAGAACCCCTTCTTGCAAGAGATTTACCTTGAACGTATATTAAATCCATTTACGGTGTTTATGGACCCAGCGGCGAAGGACCCTAATTATGGGGATGCTGAGTGGGGCTTTATTACTACAAAGTTGAGTCGTGCTGATTTTGAAGAAGAATATGGTAAGGGCTTTGTGCCAGGGGGTGATTTAAATGACACCCCCGCAACAGGAACATTAAGTGAGCATTGGTGGGATAGAGACAATGTGACAGTGGCAGAGTATTTTTATACGGAGTATGAAGATAAGCAAATGTGCTTTTTGTCAGATGGGCAGTCTTTAGAAAAAAGTAAAGCCGAGGAATTTATAGCTGGTGCAAAACGCGCTTTTAAATCCGTAGCTAAAGATAACCCAGAAGGTGGTATTGGTGCAGCCGCTGCCCCCACTATACTGAAGGAACGTAAAGTTCGTATACCCCACATTAAGTGGGCTAAGATAACAGCAACTAAGATATTAGATCAAAAGGATTGGGCTGGTAGGTACATTCCCATAATTTTAGTTACCGGGGAAGAAACAATAATTGATGGTAAGAAGTACATAAAGGGGTTGATTCGGGATGCCAAAGATTCACAGAGACTTTTGAATTATTGGCATTCCTCTGCTTGTGAAACAGTTGCATTGGCACCTAAAGCGCCTTGGTTAGCTACAGCTAAACAGATTGAAGGCTATGAAACAGATTACTTAAGTGCAAATGAAGATAATAACCCCGTGCTGCTTTATAATATAGACCCGAGTAATCCAAATGCAACTCCTATTCGTCAAGGGGTGGGTCAAGCACCCATGGCCATATTTACAGAAATAGGGCGTGCTGAACAAAATATAAAGAACGCCATTGGTATGTACAATGCCGATGTGGGGGACACCTCTCAAGAAAACTTGCGGGATGTTTCCGGGAAGGCAATCACAGCCCGTCAAATGCCAGGAGATACGGCTACTTTTATTTACCCTGACAAAATGAATCAGGCCATAGCTCATTGTGGGAAGATTATTAATGATTTGATACCTTCTATTTATGATACAGAACGGGATGCTCGTTTGCGTAATTTAGATGGCACTGAATCTTTTGTGCCGATTAATACAACAACGGGGAGTGCCTTGGGTATGATGCAGGGCAACCCGCAGAAGTTTAGTGGAATGGATATTAACAAGTTGCAGAACACAATTAAAAAGGAAGGTACTGATACAACGACTTTTAATGATATTACAGTAGGGAAGTATGATGTAGTTATATCTTCAGGGCCTTCCTTTGCTACTCAACGGGCAGAGGCAGTAGATAATATGGTTAAGTTGGCTATGGCCCGTAATATGAGCCCCGTGGATAAGTATTTTATTCTGAAAAATTGTGACTTTCCTGGGGCTGATGAGTATGCCGAAGTTATACGGCGCATGATACCTCAAAATATTATGCCCCCTCGTCCGGGACAAGCTCCTGTACCCCCCGCCCCGATACCGCCCAAGGCTCAAGTAGACTTGGCGAAGACTAAGGTGGAAGGCGCAAAGCAGAAGACAGAGCAAATTAAGTTGCAAGTGGAATTAGTTAAACTGCAAAAGGAAATAGGAGAAACAAATAGTGGTATAAAGAAACAGATACTTGATGTCGAGGCGGAACTACAAGCGCCGAATCATCCGGCTGATGAGGGATTTAATCAACAGTTAGCGGCGCAGCAACAAATGGTCCAGCAACCTGGAACACAACAACAAGAGGGGTAATGTAAATGTTTAAAAAAATGGAACGTTAGATATTGTCCATTTTCATAGAGAAGTTCCTGGGGATGTGATTGCTTCTTTTAAAAGCCCCATTTCAATTGAGCTGGTGCAAGAAGAAAAGAAGGAAGTTAAAAAGGAGATTCAATATGTACCATACCCTGTGCATCCTACTTATTGGCCAGGAACATATGGTGGGTGGCCCATTCGACCAAATACTTTAGAAATAACATGGGTTAAAAACGGGAGTTCTTCGATGGGTCCTATGTTTTATTAAGGGTTGTTAATTATTTTGTTTGCTTTTTTAAGATATCTGTTGTATAAATACAACAAAGAAAGAAAATAAAAAGGAGAGTGCAATAAATGAGTGATGGGAACGACCCCCAAGTACAAACAGCGCAGCAGTCAGCCGGAACCGTGGAATCGGCCCCCACAACAGTAGAAGCCCCCGTAGTGGAGCAACAGAGTTCAGAACAACTTAGCGTACCAGCGGAGTCGGCCTCTGCACAGCAAGGAGCTTTAGTTTCACCCGTTGAGGAAACCAAAACCCCCGAAAAAACAGGATCGGAACCTGCGGTAGATTCTCAAGTGGTTGAAGAGCTAAAGAAAGTTCGTCGAAGGGCACAGCAAGCAGAGCAGGAACTCCGACAAAAAGCGGAGGAAGCTGCTAATTTGCGTGGACAGTTAGAAGAGCGTAATAAGCAGGCTGTGTCAGCAACGGCGCAACCCAAAACGGTAGATGGAACTAAGCCACCGCAAGTGAACGATTATGAGAATTACGATGATTTCTTAGAAGCAAAGATTACGTATAACATGCAAGTGAAAGAAAATGCACGTAAGCAGGAAGAAGTAAAAGTTCAGCGTGACAAAGAGCAAAAGAGCATTGACAGTGCTTTTTATGCTCGTGTAGCTAAAGTACAAGCAGAAAAGTTGCCCGACTACGATGAGGTAATAAGGTCTACCCCATTTAATGTTAACACGGGGGTTTTACAAGCTATTAAGGAAAGTGAGATAGGTCCTGAAGTAGCCTACCATTTGGCCAAGAATCCCAGCATCATTGAGAAGATTGGGCAAATGAGTTTTGCTTCAGCAGTTAGAGAAATTGGTAAGATAGAGGCTCAGTTGTCTACGAATAACGAGCCCGTAAAAAAACAAACAAAACAAGTGTCGCAAGCACCAGAGCCTATTAAAACGGTTAATGCTAGTGCCGCGCCTGTTACGGTTGATCCTGATAAGCAAAGCATCGATGATTGGATGTCACGTAGAATTTCAGAAACAACTGTTAAGGTGGGCAATAGGGTTAAATTAAAACGTATTTAATTAGAGTTAGTGTTTGCGGTGCTGGAAAAGGAAGATTATGCCTAATCAGATTCTAACACCGACCATGATTACAAGGGAAGCACTTCGGATCTTGCACAATAACTTAGTCTTTGCGAAAGGCGTTAACTAAATAGCGCCCTTAAGCAGTAATGCTTATTGAATAAATGCTTTGAATTCGGGGGAACTCTTTAAATGGAAGCTTTGAAAGAAAAAGAAGTTTCACAGGAAAAGACAATCCCGAGCGAAGCCTTGATGAAGTGTAGAATTTGCAGTAAAGAAATGATAGAGCCGTTCAAGGGTAAGAATAGGTGTAAGGAATGTACCCAACGCTATTTTAGGGAAAAGCATATCCGTAACAGGGAACATATTAAAGAAAAGTATAGAGAATATAATAAAACCTGGAGAAGGAATAATAGAAAAGTGAATAGTGAAACGGTACACGCTAAAGAAAAAGCCTATAGAGAAAAACGTTTAGAAATGAACCCTGAAGAAGTACGTGCCTATCATTCTTTAAAAACTAAAGAACACCGTAAAAGGTTAAAAGAAGAAGTGTATATGGCTTATGGCGGATTTGTTTGTGCTTGCTGTGGCGAAACGGAAGTGAGTTTTCTTTCTATCGACCATATGAACAATGATGGATACGCTATGAGAAAGATACACGGTAATAGTGATTCTTTTTATAATTGGTTAAAGAAGAATAAATTTCCTAAAGGATTTCAGATTCTTTGTATGAATTGCCAATTTGGTAAAAAGAATAACCACGGTGTTTGTCCTCATCAAGGAACGTGTGACGGTCATCCCAAAATGGGAGTAGGATCAAGTGATCCGAAGCGGAGCAAATCCAATTACTATCCTAATATTGATTTTATGGATTTTTTTGGATTGTGATATGACCTGCTCTACATGGTGACGTGTAGCAGCCTTTAACTAGGCGGGTAGAAAGTAACGATTTCTACTGAACATAAAGGTAACAGACAGTATTCCCAGGAGTTTGGTAACACTGGAGCGAAGATTGGTAGCACCATTAACGTTCGTAAGCCCAACACATATTATGTTTCTAACGGTTCGGCTATTTCTATTCAGAACACACAGGAAACGTTTGTTCCTTTGACGCTGAATAAGCAATACAACGTGGCGGTGAACTTTACTTCTACGGAATTGACTTTGTCCTTGGATGATTTCAGCAAACGTATTCTGTCTCCTGCCATGGCTCGTATTGCTTCGTCTATTGACTATGATGGTTTGGCTTTGGCTAAACAGACTTTCAACTACGTGGGTACTCCTGGGCAAACAGCAGGGGCTAACACAGGCTCTGGTATTGCTACGGTTAATGCCCCACAGATTTTCCTTAATGCCGGTATGATGCTGGATAACCAAGCCACTCCTCGTGACGAGAATCGTCGGGTTATTTTGAACCCTGCTGCTCAAGCTGGATCGGTTTCTGGTTTGTCTGGGTTGTTTCAAGATGCTTCTTCGTTGGGAGAGCAATACCGTAAGGGCGTGATGGGTACAGCACTGGGGTTTGAGTTTGGCATGGACCAAAACGTGAACACCATTGTGACTGGTACTCGTTCGGCTACTGCTGGACAGGTTTCTACAAGTGGTCAGACAGGTTCCACTCTGACTATTGGTGGTGTTGGTGCAAATGCCACAATTAACTACGGTGAGAAGTTCCAGATCACTGGTGTTGATAGTGTTAACCCGGAAAATCAGCAAGATACAGGGTTGACAGCGCAATTCACAGTGCTTGCGGCGGCTCAGGCCAATGCCAGTGGTGTGGTTACTTTGAGTATTTCTCCGGCGATTATTCCGATTGGGGCCACAGTGTCCAATGGCACAACCACTATTTCGCCTGCGGCTGGGTCTGCTATTACTTTTGCTGGTGCGGCCAGCACAACGTTTGTGATGAACTTGGCTTATCATCAGGACGCTTTTACTTTGGCTACTGCCGATTTGATTATGCCTGGTGGGACGGACTTTGCGGCTCGTGAAACTTATGATGGTATCTCGATGCGTATTGTTCGGCAGTATGATATTACAAATGACGCTTATCCTTGCCGTATTGACGTGCTTGCTGGTTGGGCGGCTTTGCGTCCGGAGTTCTCTACAGTCATTTGGGGTTAAGTTAGAGTTTCACTGTACTTAAATTTATGTTTTCCTTGAAGGAGGAAATTAAGATATGCCTACAAGTCCTAATTTGGAAGTAACAACGATTCGAAAGGTTTTGGGGGACAATAACCCTGATGGTGTGTTTATTAATGTGGCTTCTCCAGATCTTCGTACTAACCCGATGCAGTCCATGATTCAGAGTGGTGGCGTGGGTGCAATTACTAATTACAACGCAAACGGTGGAGCTTTGGGTGCTACTGCGGCAAATACAACGGCTAATCAGACTATTACAGTGACAGGTGTGTTGGCCACAGATTTCCCCCTTGGTATTACTAAACCAACAGCGCAGGCTAACATTGCCTATGGTGTTGGTCTTTTGACTGCCGCGAACGGTGTTTTGACAAACTTTTCTTGCCCCAACGGAACTGTTACGGCAAATGGTTCTGAAACCTACAGTGTGACGGTGGGACGTAATTTGAACGTGGTCACAGCTAACAGTGGTGTGTTGTCGGCTGTTCCTGCTTCAAATAACACGGAAGTTGTGTTTAATTTGTTGGGCGCGGGTGCGGCTGCCACGGCCACTGTGACTGGTGGTCAGATTAGTCGTATTGATGTGACGGCGGGTGGGACAAACTATTTGGTTCCCCCAACAGTGGTTATCACGCCTACAGCACAGACAGGGCCTTCTTCAGCGGCTGGTGGAAGTGGAGCTACAGCCGTGGCTGTTGTTAGTGGTGGTGTGGTTGTGGGTGTTCAGGTGCTTACGTGGGGATCGGGTTACACTCAGGGACAGGTTACTATCAGCTTTATTGGCGGGAACACTATATCTTTGGGTATGTTGGCCTTGGCCAGCAAGCCCACATTCCAAGCTAATTTGGGCTTGGGGACTTGCCGCGTGATTAATAACAACCAAGTGGGTGTTACTCTGTTCACCACGGGTGCAGCTAACGTGACTCCTACAGCTAATGAAACTTGGTCATTTTTGGCACTGAATGAAATTCCTGTAATGGGTTCTATTATAGGGATTTCTGCTAACCAAGCTAACTTGACTGCGGCTGCGGCTAATACTACGGGTGTGACTGCTCTGGCTACCCCCGGCATTGTTGTTCAGGATACCGTTATTTCTGCGTCTTCATTGACGGCTCAAGCTAACGTGGCCTTTACTCCGGGTGTTACTGCGGCTAACTCGTTCTCGTTGACTGCTTATGCTGGTATTGCTGGTGCTACTCCGGCCAACACTATTTATAACTACACGGTGAATAAGATTAATGTTCCTTCACCGTTGCAGCTTACGCAGTTTACAATTACTCCTACATCGGTGGCTGCGGCTTCTGTGGCGGAGCAAATATTTACCTTGCCTAGCAATGTGACGTTAACGGCTAATAGCACGGTAGTTGTGAATAAGCCTTCGTTTACTCCTGGGATCACAGTTCAGCCCCAGGCGCGTGCAAATAGCACTAGCACAGTGGGTATTACGTTTATTAATCACACTGCGGGCGCTATTACACCTCCGGCGGAAAGCTACTTGATTGCAAACTTCCCCACATATACACCGACTTTGTCGGCTAACGTGTTGGCTAGTTCTTGCAGTTTTCCGGTTTCACCAACATTGAATCAGGCGATTGATCTGCAGAATGAAGTGCAGCAATCGTTAGTGTTGGCAGGTATTCTCAAAGGAGCGTAAGTTTATCCTCCCTTGCGGGGATTCGACCTGGGCAGGTCGTTAAACTGCCCACTTTTTATTAAGTTTTTTATTAAAGTTGTTGATTTTTTATGAGATCATGTTAAAGTAATTCTAGAGATAAACACATTAAAAGGAGGTATTATGCTTCAGATTTTTAAGGCTTTGGATGAAGATGTTGATAAAATTAAGGCTCAGATTAAAGCGGCTATTGCTTATTTGGAAGGTGACAAGCAGTTGAAAGAGGTGGTTAGTGAAGTCGCTCCGGTTGAAGCGGTTGTTGCTCCTATTGTGGTTGCTGCGGTGGATGCGGCAGTTACCGAAGCTTCTGCTACCCCGACAGAACCAGCTAAATAACTTAAAGGGAGTGTAAGATGGACGCAGGTTACGAGGAATGGTATCGTGTGGGTGGTATTGTAGCTAAGGCACTAACCCGTGGGGAATACTTAGGTTGGAAACCGGGGTTAGAAAAGCCAACAGATTATGATTTCACAAATGATGAAATTATTAATTACTCAGATGAAGAATTAAATATGATTGGCTACGCATGGGAAACTCATCATGGTTTTACTGGGTGGTCAACTAAAGAGGAATTTGAAAAGACTCATAAACCAGTTGTTCAAAAACAAACGGGGGAATAAAGATTTAAAATGAAGAAAATCTTATATACTCTTAATGTACCTACTGAAGAAGGTAAGCAGTACGAGCCTGAAATAGTCGCTATGACATTGCCCTTAATGAAAAATTATGCAAAAAAGATCGGTGCTGAGTTTGTGGAGATAAAAGACCGCAAGTTTCCCGATTACCCAATTCCTTATGAGAAGTTTCAAATTTATGATTTAGCGAAGAAGAGCGGTGCCGATTGGAATATTTTTGCAGACTGTGACGCACTTTGCCACAAGGACTATTGGGATCCTACTGTGTTACTTCCTATGGATACAACAGCTTCTTATGGAACAGATTTTACCCCCATGCGGTTTAAGCCCGATGCTTACTTTTTGAGAGATGGTCGCTATATTGGAAAAGGGAATTGGCTGGGTATATTTAGCAAAAATTGTCTAGACTACTACCACCCACTGGATGACATTACCAAAGAAGA